AGCCAATTATGGAACAGCTATTTTCCAAGGTGACTTGGTGGTTCCAGTAGCAGCAGGGAATATTGAAAGATATGACGTAACTGCTAGTAGTGGAGCTGTTAAACCAATTGGTGTTTTCAATGGTGTATTTTACACTGATCCAACCACGAAGAAACCAACATTTAGTAACTTTTATCCTGGCTCTGTTAATGCTAGTGATATTGTTGCAAATGTAATCGATGATCCTAATACGTTGTTTTTAGTTGATTCAGACGAAGCTATGACAAGAGCAGGTCTGTTTATTGGTTATAAAACTACAAACGTAACAGGAAACACAGCAACTGGCATATCTAAAGTGCAACTTGATACAAGCACTGCGGATTCTACTAATGCAATTCCATTGCAAGCAGTAGATATAAGCCAAGACGTTAACAATGAGGACACAACATCTGCTAATACAAATGTTATTGTCCGTATTCAAAACCATTTTCTGAATCCACCAGCTTCGGCTGCGGATACAGGGGTATAAGGGAGATAAAATATGGCTATTTCAAGATCACAATTGGTCAAAGAGCTAGAGCCTGGTTTAAATGCTCTCTTTGGCTTAGAATATAATCGTTATGAAAACGAACACGCAGAAATCTTTACATCTGAAGCATCTGATAGAGCTTTTGAAGAAGAAGTGATGCTTAGTGGTTTCGGTAGTGCTCCAGTAAAAGAAGAAGGTAGTGCGGTTACTTTTGATCAAGCTACAGAATCTTTTACTGCAAGATACACTCACGAAACAATCGCTATGGCGTTTGCTATTACTGAGGAAGCAATTGAAGATAATTTATATGATAGATTAGCTGCTAGATACACAAGAGCTTTGGCACGTTCCATGGCTAATACTAAACAAGTGAAAGCCGCAAATGTATTAAACAATGCGTTTAATTCTAGTTTTGCTGGTGGAGATGGTAAAGAGCTTTGTGCTACTGATCATCCACTTGCAAGCGGTGGTACATTCGCAAACGAATTATCGACTGCGGCAGATTTATCAGAAACTTCATTGGAGCAATCTCTAATTGACATTGCTGCATTTGTTGATGAGAGAGGTCTAAAAATTGCGATGCAAGGTGTTAAACTGATTATCCCAAAAGAACTTCAGTTTACTGCCGAAAGAATTTTAAGATCACCTCAGAGAGTTGGCACTGCTGATAATGACATTAACGCTATGGCTTCTATGGGCATGATGCCACAAGGCTATAGAGTAAATCATTATTTGACAGATACTGATGCTTTCTTTATTATGACGGATGCACCTAACGGAATGAAACAATTCGTTAGAAGTCCTATCAAAACTGCTATTGAAGGAGACTTTGATACTGGTAATGTTAGGTTTAAGGCGAGAGAGAGATACTCTTTTGGATTCTCTGATCCAAGAGGAATTTTTGGCTCACCTGGTGCAGCTTAAATTTTTTTTTCTTCGTAAAAAAAAGGGGACGAAAGTCCCCTTTTTTGTTTTAATTAAATTTTTTTACCATCTACTAAAACATCGCTATGTGTTTCTATAGCTACTCTAGCTCCACAACTTAGTATTGGTTTATTATTTCCTCCATATAATACTTTTGATTCACCGAGGATGGTTACTTCGTGTCCGTAGATATTTTGTTTACTTGTTTTGACTGTTATTACAGGTTCATTTAAATTATTTTTTAAATTACTTCTTATTTTATGTTGATTTATATGTATATATTTTTTTGTCATTTTTGTTTACCTTCCCAAAAATAAACAACTAAACCTAAGATCATATAAATTAAAACTATTTCCATTTTTTTCTCCTAAATAGGTTTCCTACTAGATACCTTTATCAAAGTTTCTTTGATACCATCAAACTCACTATGCTTTTTTATAACAGCATTGAATTTAAGAAATTTATTTTCAACTAATTCTTTTTTATCGTTAAGAAAATAATTAAAGATTGAAGAATTACTAAATGACTTAATAACTTGATCATCCTTAGTAGCCATAATAAATAAAGTTGTACCACCCCATTCATTATCTATAAATTTAGCATCAACCAATTTAACTTCTAAAATTTCTTTTTCTCCAACAGTACCAATGTGTTTAAATTTAGCTTTCTTTTTTTCTTTCTCAGCTTTCAACTTTTCCCATTCTTTAGACTTTTCTTTATTATCTAAATAAGCAAATACACTCGCTACTATCCCTCTTGATTTAGCCATAACATATTGAGTTGAAAGAGCATTTTTAAGATTAACTTCATAATCAGATTTAGCATCAGATAAATCATTTTTAACAGTAGTAATAATTTCATCAATCTCTTTATCATTATTAGAAATCTTAGAAAGTTCTTCAAAAGAAGAGTTAGCAATTAAATCGTCAACCTTTTTTTTGGTTGAAAATTTATCTCCATATTCATTTATTTCCTCAAATCTAGCATTTGGATTCATTTCTTCATACATTCTTACTGATTTAGCTACTGAGATATATCCACCATCTTCTTTCACAATCTTTCTTACGATACCTAAAAATCTGTTTAATGGAAAAGTAAAATCACTTCCTGAGCCACCTGCTTGCAGGTTAAGAGTATCTGTATCCCAAAAATTAAAAAAAGTTGGATTAAAAGTTATATAATGGTCTTGACAATCAGAACCAATATAAACTAATTCATCATTTTTCTTAAAAACAAAATATCTTTTTCTTAATCTTTTTTTATTACAATGACTACAAGTTAATTTATGGTTTGGAGTTAAATCTAACCCATTTTCATTAAAACTTCTTTGTAACCAAATATCCTTACTAGCTTTTTCAATAACACCTAATAATTTATAATCAGGATTAATTTGAGTTTGTGTTTTAATTTTATAATGAAAAACACAAATTTCTCTTCTTCCTCGTGAATCTTCCTGCACAGTTACTTCATATTCTTTACTAATTATTTCTGTTTCAGGCAGATTTAATTTTTTTAACTTTTTGTCAAGTCTTTTTAATCCCCTTACGAACTCACGATTTTCTTCAACTAGAACAGTTTTATTTAATATTATTTCTTTAATTTGTTTCATTTTTTCTCCTTATTATCTTATTTATATAGTATTTTAGATGTGATGTCAACACAATATTTACTTTTTTTTTATTAAGAGTACAATTAA